TTATAAAGACCTTACCAAAGGCCTTTAGACCGAAGGTTCACAGTAAACCGTTTCACTTACCACTCGACATGCGAGAAGGAATAGTCAAGAAAGCGATGTATAAGTTCATAGATCAGGAAACTATCAATGAAGTTCTACAGCAACGCAGATCCAACTCTACCCCCGAAGCCCTCATTGAGGATTTCATGAAGACCGACCAACCAAAAGTCGACCTTAAAAAGGATTTTCATTATCAGAAAGCCCTTAAGGTAGTCACTGAGATGTTCAGACCGAAGCAACAGTACAAACCTGTCGCATTCCCCGATCTAAGGTATTACCCTTGGACTCTCAACGTTAGTGCCGAAGCGCCTTACAACTGGAAACCGTTATGGACTGCTTACATTAAGAAGAAGTTCAGCGATTCACAGATTCCCTCAGAAGGAATAACTTTCAACAACCTTTACGACGAACTGTTCTGGATTAACAGAACATTAGTTCACAAAATCAAGGATGGCAACTCTGCTTTCTTTGAAAAGGACGGAACACCAAGACCCTATTATTGGGTTAATCTACATGCAAGAGCTCATGTCGTAGGTCCAGAAGACGACGACAAGATCAGAGCTGTGTTTGGAGTACCCAAACTGCTGTTGATGGTGGAAAACATGTTCATTTGGCCGATGCAAGCCGACCTCTTAAACCGAGATCCCGAAGATTCACCACTTTTGTGGGGATGCGAGATCATGAATGGAGGATGGAAGCGATTGAGAAGAGTCATCTCTAGTAAAACAGAGGGACACATTAACTCAGTTCTTTCCGCTGACTGGTCGCAATTCGATCGCAGAGCGCTTTTTAGCATCATCGATGATGTTCACGACGCATGGAAGTCTTTCTATGATATGTCTGGAACTTATCAGCCAACAAATTTTTATCCAAACGCACAGACCAATCCCCAGAGGATTGAGAATCTATGGAAATGGATGACGTATAACGTCAAACATTACCCAATTCTTTTACCAGATGGATCAGTTTATAGCTGGACATTTAATGGAATAGCATCAGGATATCAACAAACTCAACTACTCGACTCATGGGTTAACGCAATTATGTTACTTACAGTCCTGTCAGAAATGGGTATTGATATTGAATCTGACCGCTTCTTCCTTAAGGTACAAGGAGATGATTCTATTTGTGTATTTCAAGAGAAGGTCTTGATGACCGTCGGAAAGCAGCGCTTTCTGAATAGACTTGGAAAGATAGCACTAAAGCGATTCAACGCCGTGTTGTCAATCAAAAAGTCTGATCTCTCTGACCGCCTAGATGGTGTTCAGGTTTTAGGATATTTTAACACGCAAGGCTTAGCCTGGCGAACAGAAGTTGATCTTCTATCTCATCTTTTCTTTCCCGAGAGACCGCAGAGCTTAGAAGCAACAGCTGGAACCGCTATTGGCATTGCCTTAGCAGCACAAGGATGTTCCCGAGCCGTCTACAATGTTTGTAAAGACATTTACGAATTCATAACTGTAGAATTAGGACGAGAAGCCATTCTTGGCGCCTCTCTGAAGAGAAACCTTATCTACATGGGCTACTTTATGGACGAAAGTCAAATTGAGTCAATGAAGATGGATTCTTTTCCCTCATTCTTACAAACATGGATGCAAAACTTTATCCTAGATGGACGAAGTGATGCCGCTCGTAACAGAACGTGGCCAACTGATCCCGAAAGGACAGGTGGATTTCACTTTCTGTAGTTTGCTATTTTTGGATTCTTCATCCTTCAC